GCATCGCCGATGTCGGTATCAACGTCGCCGACATACAGAAGAAGAAGGGCGATAAGAAGGACGAGAAGAAGGAAGGCGACGCTATGGCGGGTCGCGGTGTTAGCGCAAGCACTGCCGGGCTACTATACGATTTAGCCGCTCTCTTGGCTCTCGTATCTCCATATCTTACTTCTGGCGAAGCCGCTCGTATTGATGAAATGTATAGGACATATCAGACTATGGCTAATCAACCTACGACAGCCGAAGCCGCTAAGGATTATCTTATCTCGCGATACAAACCCGCGTTAGAGCGGCTCTTTGATAGATACTCCTCTATGATACCCACTGGTGCCGGACGCGGTATGGGTGCCGTGCGCAAGAAGTTCAAAGATGAACTTAAACGATATGGTATATCCTCTGCTTCTTATCTCGCGCGCGCCCGTGCCGCCGCTAAAGCAGCCGGATACGATCCTAAAACTCTCTCTTTCAGCGACGATGATGTCAGCAAGTTAATCATTACTACCGACTCCGGTAAATCGGTTCGTTTCGGTCGCGTTGGATATGGAGATTTTCTATTGTGGTCAGCGGCTGAAAAGAAAGGTAAGGTAAGACGTGGCTTTGCGGCACAGAAGCGCGATACGTTTCAAGCGTCCCACTCAAAGATAAAGGGTAAGTGGAAGGCGGATAAATATTCGCCGAACTCATTGGCTCTCGCGATTCTGTGGTAGCGTACGTCTCGGTTCGTGTGGCTCGGGGCGGTATAGGCAATTGCCCACTATAACTAACGGTTTTAGTTATAGTGCGGTTAAATAAACTGTAATCCATTTAGGAAGGAAATAGGTTTTTTTTCTTCTTATTATACGCTCGCGGTTCTGTGCTTCCTACAAGTCTAATCGGTCTTTTTTTCTCTATAGTAATCCATATAGTGGAATAAAATCTGATTGACTATTTTACTATAGGATTTTAGGAAGGCTGATGAACCCCTTAGGTAGTCTGAGGATCCGTCGGGCAGAGTGGAACCCAGTAATTCACGCCACCCACGCTGATTGGTAGATACGCGGCGATATCTACTGCGCCGGCTGCGTTCTTCGCCACCGTAAAGGATCCACCCGCTGCGCCAGCAGTGCGTACGGCTGAACCAGCCCCATCGATTAGCAGCGGAGGGGATGTCTGGGACTGAATAGTAACGTTTTCTACCGTGCTAACCAAGTTCAACCCAAAAGCGCCAGTGGCGGTGATCGTCAGACCGGCAGCGTCGCCGCCGCTTAGCGACTTGACACCAGTGACCGTTGCGTTATTAAAGGAGGCAGTCTGACCAGCCGATGCTACCAAATTAACGGCAGCCGGAGAGCCGGAGAGCAACGAAGAAGCAGACATTCTATATCCTTGGTTTCTATTTTATTTCTACATTAATCGCGCCGCTAAGGATTTCTTGGAGTGGCGTGCCGCGCCCGCGCCAGCGCCCGCGCCAGCGCCCGCGCCAGTACCCGCGCCCGTGCCGTAGCCGACCGCTTCCAGACCCTTCTTCACCATTGAGCCGATGGGCTTCGTCGCTTCGTACGCGTCCTTCGCGCGGCTGAGGATGTTGGATAGCGAGCCGAACGACAGACCGCCGACCATTCGCTCCAGCGCCGATCGCACCACCATCGGCGCAACCGGAGCGCCGATGATGTCTTGCTCGGACAGCACGCCCTTGATGATACGGGACGAACCGCGGATAGACTCAAAGAAACCAGAGTTCGCCGTGATTACGAACAACTGTGGCGTGATAGGCGCGCTCGTGGTGTTCTTCACCGTCAGATTGAATTGGAGCGTAAAGTTGCCCACCAGCGACGGCGCTTGACCGCTCTGTAGCGTAATGTCTTGCGACGGCTTCAGCACAAGGAACCCACCTACAGCCGGAAGTAACTGACCTTGCTGTACATTGGCGGGCGCGACACCATAGCCACCGCTTGCGGCGTGAATGCCGCCAGACCAAGTGTTAAAGTCCATTTCCAGACCGTTCTTCACCGACATACCGTAGAGTTCCTCCGCCGTATGCGACGACAGCAGACCGCTAAAGTTGTCAAAGTTGATGGACAGAGGATTGACTACACCGTCCAGAGAAGTCGCAACGGGTAGATAGAAATCGGCTTGCTCGTTGCTTGTGTAGCCCGCTGCCGGCTTCACGTACATAATCAGCAGATCGGGAATCTGAGGCAGCGTGATAGTCTGACTCTGGATCTGACCGACGGCACCAGCAGCGATCTGCGATGAACCAGTCGTGATGTAGCGAGGGAACTCCATATATGGCACCACCGACTTAGGAGGCAGCGGCACGTCCAAAGAAGGCGTTAGGAACTGTACATTCACTCGAGAGTTCTGGAATACGCCACCTACAGCAGCAGTGTTGTACTGTACGTCGCTGATCGCGCGACCAGCGCGGCTCGTAGAGCGGATCGTGCGACTCGGGCTGGGCGTTAAGTTCATAATCAACTGGATGTTGTTGATGCCGAACAGACCAGTGTCCCACTCGTGTTCGTCCGCAAACACAAAGGGAGAAAGCACCAACGGCTCCGTGGTCTGCCAACGGAAGAATAGCGTGTATGACGCAGCCGCAGTACCGTTCTCCACCGGCACACCATTCACAGCGTTGTAAGCGGCACCACCAGCTACAGCGTACGCCGGAGCAGCCGTTCCAAGCGGATTGCCGAGAGGATCCGTAAATACCAGATTGTACCAAGAACCGTTAGGCACATTATCGTAATCGGTCGCAGTATCGTAGCCGCCGATAGGGTTGCTCACCGTCGCGAACGCATCGTTGTAGGACTGATACTTATCCAACATCGTCGGGCAAGTGCGCTGTAGGCGGTTCTTCTTCGCCATAGTCAGCCGCAGCACTTCCTTCAGCACGTCTTGCGTGTTGATCACCGACGTAGTGTCGTTGATCGTAGCCGACACCGTAGAAGCCAACGAGTTCAGAGGGAATGCGCACAGCGAGAAATCGCGACCGGGGACGGCAATAGCGTCGCCCACCGCGAGAGGCGCAGCCGGAGTCACGACCATTGACATAAAGCACCGAGATGTCCATTGTAGTTTCCGATCCACAAAGACGTTCTCGCTGGGGACGTAGATGTTATACGTATGCTGGCTCGAGGTCGCAGCGATGGCGTTGAACGGCGCATTGGTCAGCGACAGCGCACCCTTCTCCACCGCATACTTCGGGCGGCTCTGGACGATGCGGCTGTCCAACACGGCTAACTTCTCAATATCGGCAGACATTTATATTAAGGTCTGCGGATTTAATTTGCGAATTAAATTAATTAAGCGATTCTGGACTTCAAACAATTCGCTCAATGTCCTTTTCCTTCAAGGGTCTTTTTGCGGAACATCATCTTCAACGATACGCTACTCAAGTTGAACATAGTCACCGGGTATAACTGGTTATTCAGCCGATTCTTCCAGAACACTTGTATATCTATGTTGCGCAGTTCTTGCTTGCTCGCCGCAAAGTCCGCCATACGGTATTCAGCATTCGGAGCGTAGTATATGAACTGACGGTAGTCGTCGGCTCCACCGGCGCTCGTATCCAGCGCTATATCAGTGATGATCGGCTGGAAGGCGCTCTGGCTGGTCGCTCGCGTGTCGCCCAAGTTGCCCGTCCCCAACACGTTCGGCTGACCGGTCGCTTCCGTCTTCACCGGGATCAGACTCGTCGTGAATACTATGCTACTTATCGGCGACCATATGCTGTCCGTACTCTTGTAATCTTGCGTATTCACCCAATATACCTTCTGCTGCGCCAACGGTACGTATCCTAATGGAGGTACTCCGCTGTATGGCGGGATACGATAGTCGGCTACGTTCTGGTAGAACTTATTGCGGAATAGTATCTCATTCACGTATCCTTCCGGTGTCGGTGTCAGACCGGGTATATCCAGTCTGTTCCAGTAGTAGTTGGCGAAGTTGGCGAATAGACCGAACATATTGGTATTGAAGAATAGCCGAAGTGTAGGAGCATTTATAGGGACGGCTGTCGCATTCACGTTCCACTGACCGGGGACTACACCGGGCGCTACACCCAGTACCGGCGCAACCGCGATGTAGGGAACACCCAGATAAAAGACTACCGCGCCAGCGAGATACGCCGTAGTGTTGCTCCACTGCTGGCTCACAAACGGCTCAAGTCGCGTTCCAAATCCGTCCGAGTCGCCGTAGATACTGAACAGCGGCTTCTGCTCTTCGTTAAAGATCATCTGCGGCGTATTGACGTTGGCTTGAAACGCCTCAAACGTCGCGTAGGGGAAAGGACTCGTCGTCCCGGAGGCAGTCCAAGCCGCTTGAAACTGCGCGTACGTTCCTTGATTCGCTCCACCCGCCCCTACGGTTCCAGCATTATGCGCCGCGTTAAACGTATCATTCACCAAGTCAATCCAATGCTGATATGTATATACCCAATAATAGCGTGTTGATAGGTCTTGTTCCAAAACCGGGGTACTCGGAGTAGGCGCAAGGGTTGGATTCAGCGTTTCGCTCGAGTAGGTTATATAAGTCGGGTCTGGCGCAACTGCTATATCTACTTGACCCGTAGCAGTTGCCCAACTCTGCTGATATGATATGGCTACGCTGTAGTTCGTCAAGTTAGGGTTGTTCTGGGCGACACCGGTCTGAATATTAGGAATGAATAAAGGCAAATCGCGGTTCGCACCATTCATAGTAAATCGGATAATACTAAAGTGGTACTGCGAGCAATCTCGCAATAACGCCGTATCACGAGTTTCGTTGAAGCGGATCTGAGGATCTGGCGGCGCTAAACCGCTCTGCGGTAGATCGTCCGTATTGTTGTTGATGATGTCCGCGTTATAATACACATAGTCGGGTTCATCAACCGTTCCACCTACAATCGTAAAATCGCTTCTATACGGCATTTCTATAACGGTCAGCGAGTTTATTTTCTGATTTTATCAAAAGTCAGTCCAGAGACAAAATCGTCGGCGCTCAGACCACTGCTGTCTATAGCCGCCTTATACCTTTCAAGATCGTATGGCGCATAAAAAAGCCTTACCGCCGCGTGCCGACCGCAAGTCGCTACAGACGGCTTTGACGACTGAAACGCGTGCGTATTGTAATATACCGGCTTCCCACTGGCTCGTAGCAGATTAGTCAGTGTAGGATAAGCGATGTTAAGTTGCTCCAGTCGTGGTTGGCTCAGTCCGTCCTTCTGCTCTTCGGGTGCTTCACCATACGGATCAAAAAACTCTATGCCGTCGCGCTTCTTAATTAACGCCGTCCAATGACCCACCGTCGGCGCTGCGTTCGGAAATAGCAGTATCGCGCGACCCTTAGCATCAAACAATTGATCTGCGCTGCTTAATCCTTCCAGTTGCGGGTAGTTCCATATCTTGATATCGCTCCCGAGCAGTTTCTTAATATCGTCGTCGCCGAGAGGATACTGCTTCACCTTTGCTATTCCTCCGCGCTCCATTCTACTATTAGATTTTTTATTAGTCATATTAGAATGAGTTTCGGGTACCCGCAATGGTCGCCCTTCACTACCTACAATGGTGGCGATACTGTCGGTTATAATGGATTGGCTTACGTAGCCAACGCGATCGTGAGCGGCACCGCACCCCTTCCGGCAAACGCATTTTGGTCGCTTATTACGCCTACTGGCGGCGGTGGCGGCGGGGGTGATATCACCCAATGGAGTACATATCCAGCCGTCAGCGATGTAGTCGTTTCTTCCTTCAACGTGACCGGCGTGTCGCGAACGGATACGGGCATCGTTCGCGTCGGTGTTATTGATCCAGAATTAGGAGGCTCATACGTCCAAGCGAGCGTGGATATCAGCGGCGCGTCGGATTTCCTTGCCGGCGACGATGTCAAGAGCCGTTGGGCGCAACCCAATCAGACAAGTCTTAACGACGTGTATGATAGAGCAAGCGGCATCGTATCCTACAACAGCGGCTCTCGCATCACCACTTTCGAGAGCGCTACTCCACCCTTCTTAATCGGTCAAGGCGTACAAGTGAATGGTACTATCAACGCGCTTTTTGATGTCACTGCCGGTAATGGTCTGTATAGTCTTAGCACCTTAGGTTCGTTGCTGCCCGGACTACTCGCTAAACTGGATAGCGTTCTCATCGGCTATTACCTTCCTACCGTAGCAAACTATAGCCTCATAGGAACGCCGAGCAACTGGGTTCCAAACCAATCGCCCCCAGAAGCCGGCGGTATAGCAAACGGATGGAGATTTACCAAGGCTGCTGGCGGCGCTGGCGGAACCAAGAAAATGAACTGGTTCCCCTACAACCCAGTCTATGGTCAGAGTATTCCCTACACCATTCCCGTCGGTTCTAACTTCCTCAAAAACCAATTGGAGGCTCTATGGATCGTTATTACACCTACTATCAATATTAACGTCCAAGGCGTAATATTCTTCAATATATACACTTACGACTATAGCAATCCTCCGACTCCACCGTCGGAATTCACTAACCGATTTGATTACTGCTGTAATAACTTGGCGCTGCCTCTGACGACCGGTGGGCTTACGCTTCAGAGCGGATTCAAGTATCTTCTGTGCTGCGTGGATGCCGATAAAATCGTCGCTACTCCCGGCTCGCTCCCATCTATAACCAACTGTAATGGTCAGTTCCCTTCGCAGACCCAGACTACTAAACTTCGCGACCCCATAGACATACATACCAGTATGCCGCACATTACTATGACCGCCGTGTCGTACAATACCGGCGTGGTTCCATTTCCGCCGGCAGATCCCTCGCAAGTCTATGTATCTCAGTTCGCCATCTCAACAACCAGCAGCGCCGTCGCCGCCGGTTTAGACTTTACCATACACTCTATCGGTTATAGGGCGAACGGTACGAGCGTAGAATACAATTTTGCTTTTTCGTAGTCGTCCGCGGCTCTGTGCTTCCTACAAGTCTTAATTGGTCTTATTTCCCTATAGCAATCCATATAGTAGAATATAATCCGATTGACTATTTTACTATATGATTTTAGGAGGGCTGATGGGGGCATCAGCCTAACCTATACGTTCTGGCTATGTCCGCGTCTGCTGTATAAAATGTCTTGCCTTTAGCAACGAAAGAATATACACGCGCCATTGCCCATTGAGGGCTACTTAGGCGGGCGCTGCGTGGTGCGGACTGGTCTTTGCTAAAATCACTCTTCAGCCGTATGCTCCTCCAGTTGGACTTTGCTGCCCCCAGTCCCCTTTGATAAACTTTCTGTAATGCTTCCAACGGTAGGTCTGTTAGTTCCGCCAGCATCGTCAGCGACAACTGCGAGTCGCGGGGCAGTCCCAGCGCTTCCAACACGATTTGGCGGTTTGTCTTCATTCGCCTTTGCTTTGGCGTAAGAAAGTAAATCCGGCACTGTGCGTGTTGGACTCATCGGAACCGTAGTTCCGTATATCTCTATATGCTCTAATCCGTTCGTTTCTTCTGGCTTTGATAAGTCTTTGAACTCCGGCTTATCAAACCGCTTTCTAAAATCAGCGATGACTTCGGGAGGTATTAGAGGAGCAACTTCCGACATACGGTCGTAAGCGTCCTTGGTATATTTCAGCAAATCGGTGGGTGTCATTCGCTCGTGCCGCGGTAATGAGCATTGGACTGATAGGAACCTATAGAGTTTGCTATACTGTAGCGACGCGATTCTATGTGATTCTGAGCGCGCAGACCACTTGAAATACGACGACACCGTGCTAAGTATAGCGGTAATAAGGGCAATAATACCAACGCCAACCGAAGCATAAGGGCTGTCGCCGAATAGACTACTTGACCCAATAGACACTGATCCATTCAATACTCCTAATATTATCACCGGTAAATCAGTATAGTTCTTTAACGTGCTGTATCTCTCTTGCGATTTCTTGTGTAGCCAACTTAATCCGTGCGCCTTCTCACCAGTATCCGCAAAATACTTCTCCAGCCTTGAGTTCCATTCTATGTTGGTTGCTATTTCAGACATCAGCCACTTAAAGAGGACAGATAATTTTGGGCTGCCGGGTCTTTAGATAGGGCTTCCAATAAATAACCAAACGCTACAGTCGCGTCGGGAGGCGCTGGCGCTGGCTCAACGAC